CTACTAAGGGCGAATTAAAATATGAAATACACTGGTTAGAAGTTGGATTAAATGGCGAAATAGGAGGTATAAAAACTAGATTAAATGTATTAATTGCCCTAAATGTTTCTACTCTTGCTTTTATGTTAGCCATGATTCTAAATAGTGTAAAACATTGGTGGTAAAATCTTTTTGTGAATTTTTAAGTCACAATTGTGCATTAAAAATTCACACCTTATCTCCTAGATCTCCTAATGGCTGTCAGTTTAGTATTAAAATCTTGTGCCAATGATTTAAGTATTGGTGCGTTTGGGTTGGGCTGTTCCCTAAATGCTGTTACAGGATAAGCAAAAGTTAAACAAAGCGCGTCTGCTTCGTCTGACGATCTTATTCCCCTCTTTTTCATGTCCTCCTTTTTCTCCATAACTAACCTAGAGTTGGAATCAAAACTATAGCGTATTCCACATAAATCCGCATGTAAGCTGTCTGTATCTGGTATTTGTACTGGGATATCCTCTAACCAATTTGCACATTTGCCCCACATTTCAGCTCGCTTATTTGAATACTTCTGATCATCTAAGCTTTTTGAACCCGCGTTAACCGCAACTACGGCCTCTTTATGGCCTAATTCATTTAGCCTATCTACAACCCCAGCTCCTAAGCCGCCCACATCTACAAAGACCTTTAAAGGCCGATATTGTTCAATCAAAGAATGAACAATGCCAGTTACCCCCATTGTGTCTTTCTTAGTATAACTTTGTAACCCAAATGCCACACGGCCTTGCCTAAAGATAATTGATGTGCGATCATCACCAAATCTTGCAGGGTCAACGCCCATAATTAAAGGCCCATATTTTTCGGCTTCTCCTTTTCTGGCACGCATCACTGTTGAGGAATCTATAAATGAATTCTCACCTTTAAGTTGGAAAGCTTCATTGGGATTACATGGATATTCCTGGCAAAAGCTCTTCTCCCCGTCTTGACCGTTAACTGATAAATCAGTAATCTTAAATCGCCGCCAAGCTATTTGCTCTAAGGTTAACCGATAAGCTTCAATTAAACGTAACTCTATATGGTTAGGTTTAAAGTCTGGCGGCACTGACCTTTTATATTCTTCTTGCCAAAACCAAGGCACGAATACCGCAATAAAATCAGACATGCCACTTTCTGCTTTCTGCCACATTTGATGGAAATAATTACCGACACCATTAGCGGTAGATTCCAGTATGATTTCTGTACCAGTAGAATCAGGCACCGCTTGCAGTATACCCTTAGTATGTTCTTGGGCGTTTGCCCAAAAAGCAATCTCCGAGCCATGGAATAATTGAATAGTGCTGGAACGACCGACCGCTTTGTTTTCGGCTGTTCCTAGTTTATATCCACTATCTAAGCGCCCAAAGATTAGCTCTTTAGAGTTGTTAGTACTGATATCGGGCTGAACTAAGTTTGGCGTGTTCTGGTAAAAACGCTGAGCCATTTTAAATAGGTTGTTGGTAGCATCCAGTGCATGTGTTAAGATAAAGCATTGTGTACCCTTATTGTGTGTGGTCTTATGATAGAAGCGTCCGCCCACATAAGTTGAGCAGCCCTGCTGACGCCCTTTCAAGATCAGCGCCCTAACCTTACCTGTTTGTAGTCTTTGCTCTTCTAATTTCTGATGGATATATTCTTGCGCTTTATTTAAAATAAACGGCGAAATCTCGCCTTGCTTAGTGCGAATTTTAAGACAACGTGATGCATAATGTAAAAAGTTATCTTTTAAATGCTGGCGTGTTTTAATCTCGTCTTCAGTCATTTGTTTTTAGCTATTGTAATTTTTTTTCTTATTCTTCTTATCGCCTTACTTTTAATTTCAAACGGCCGAGACCAACTCACACCAAAAATTCCAGCTATTTCTCTAAGGGTTAAACCATCCCTATAATAAAAGTTTAATACTTGCTGTTCTTTATCTGGTAGTTGTTTAAGATAGTCCGGCAATTCTTCTATCTTTAAAGGGTTGTCTTGTACAAACTCATTAATTAGTTCTAATAATGCTACCAAATTATGCTTAGTACTATTGTATCCCATTATCTAGCCATTCCTTTTTAGTTGGTAAAAACCTGTCGAACATAACGTGGCTAACCCCACAATTTTTACTAAAGTTAATTATTACTGCCTGTTCGCCGGGAGTTAAATCATACCAAGGGCAGCTATAGTAACGAGCCCATATTTTACCCTCCTCTTCATCCATCCTTTAATATTCCTTCTAATTTTTGTTTAAATTCTGCCAAAGTAATTGGCGTTGCATCGACATCATCTGGCATCATAAATTCATATAGCATTACAGCTATTTGATATACTTCTGCATCATTGATGAACATTTTATTTTAAAAGCTCCAATGCATCCTCATGTTTAATACTAACTGTTGATTCGCTATGAACTCTGTCGCCGTAAGTTTTTGGTATTAGTTTTGATGTTAACCATTTGCGAGTGTCAACCCTAAGTCTTGCGTGTTGTATTCCTTCGCTGGTGTGTTGTTCTTCGTCACAAATATCTATAATTTGTTCTGCGAATAAATCCGCCTGAATAAGCTTGGCCTGTGCGTAATGTGCAGAAAACTCAGGGTATTTATAGCGCCACTGCATAAGAGTTTCACATGTTGGAAAACCTTCGTTATTAGCGCACATGCGTCGCATACCATCAGTTGTTGTGGCTACAGCATCGCAGATACGATTTGCTAATTCTTCGGTATATTTCGTTGGTCTACCACCAGGATGCTTACCTTTTTCTTTTAGCGTTATTGGAGGTAGTTTTGCTATCTGTTTTTTTAACTTCTCTTGGTTCTTCTTTTTGTTTGTCATTAGTGACGTCCTTGTCTATATTCTTTGTTGGTTCTGGTATGATACTATCTTCGATTGTTTGCGTGCCTGTGCCTTTACAGTTTCCACACTCGCCCATTACCATACCTAGTTTCATAATTTTTTTATTGCCACTACAGCTTGTACATCTGCATTTCATAGTATTAACCTCCTTGTTATATTATAGTTTATTAATTATTTACAAAGTATGCCGACTATTCCACCCAAAGCAGCTATTAAAAGCGCCATAGTCCATCGATGGTTAATGTCGATGCTTTCTTTTAAAAGGTTAAATTCATTTTTAGATGTTACATTTTCTAAATCTTTTTTAATTAAATCAAATTTAGCGTCAGTTCTTATTCCTAAATTGGTTAAGTCTTCTCTGGTGACCAAACTCTGTAAATCTTCTTTAGTCGCAACGCCCTCTAATACAGAGGTCAACGCCTCTGTTTGTGCTTTGGCTTCTGCATCTGTTGCGCCATTAGCCTTTAAATCTAAAAAGTACTGTAATGCTTTATTTGTCATCTTTAACCCCCTTTTTTGTTATTATCTTCTTTTTTTATTCTTTCTTCCAGCCAAAATCTAGCCAAACTAGATGGCGACATACCCCTTTTACGTGCAAGTACGCTTAATTTATTACGCGTTATAGCTGTCAATCTCACGCTTAAAGGAGTTCCTAATAACTCTTTTTCTGTTTTATCCAACATTTTTATAAACTACCTCTTGACATTGTATCGTTTTGTATTACAATGTAGTTATTATTGCACAAAAACATAAAAATTACAAGAAGGAGAATAATAATGCCAAAACATACCATACTTACTTCTTATTACTGTGCGCCGATCCCGCAACGCCAATTTGATTGGACCGCAGTACTCGACGGTTACGACGGGGCAGAAGATGCGGTACTAAAATATAACTGTTGCGGAAATGGTGCTACTGAATTAGAAGCAATACAAGATTTATTCGATAGATTAGAACTACTAGGAGAATAATAATGATAAACGGTATATACGACAATTTAGATATTAACGAATATCACGCAGACAATAGTATTAGCTCAACTGGTATCAATTTGATACTAGATTGTCCTAAACGGTATTACTATGAATATCACGTAAAACGTACAGAGTTAGACGAAAAAGAATTAAAGAAACAAGCTGAAAAATATAAGCTAGGACGTGCTGTTCATACACTTGTATTGGAGCCTAAAAAATTCGATAATACCTTTTATTGTATGACAGAATCAGTGAATTTATCTACAAAGATTGGTAAAGAAATTTACGCACAAGCTGAAATTGCAGCTAACGGCAGAGATATTTTAAGAACTGGTGAATGGGAAGACATCAAAGACATGGCTAACGTTATATCTGCTCATCCTATCTGGAATGAACTTAAAGACGGTAAAGTTGAGCAATCTATATTTTGGGAAGGTGGCACATTTGATACACCACTTAGATCAAGACCAGATATTTTTAATGATAAATTAATAATCGACCTTAAAACTACTGATTCGATTAAAGCATTTTCAAATTCTATTTATCAGTATGGCTATCATAGACAAGCAGCTATGCAGATAGATGCATTAAAACAATTAGATGGTAAAAAAAGATTCTTTGCCTTTTTCGTAGTTGAGAAAAAACCGCCTTATTTAACAGCGTGCTTTACTTTAGACGAAGGCTCATTAGCACAAGGCAGACTAGAATACTTAGATGGTGCAGCTTTATATACCGAATGTGTAAGGTATAAAGAATGGCCTGGGTATGAAGAAAAATTCCAATTAATATCATTACCTAATTGGGCAAAAATGAAAGAATTAGATAATCAAGCAGGAGGATTAAAATGCTTAGCTCAAATGTAAAGCCAATTAAACCAAAACAAACGTTAACAGAACTTTTAGCGGATACTGATAGCAATATCTATTACACCCTTAAAAATTCGATTTACCCTGGGGCTAAAGATGAATCTATAGGAATGGTTTTAGCATACTGTAACGCTAAAAAGT